TGAGCTTGAATATATAATCTCCAAGCACTAGTAGGAATAAAGATTCTTAAATCTTCTTTACCATATACAGCTGTAGGTATAGTACTAACAACATCTCCTATCTTTTCAACAACATTTCCTGCTGTTAAAGCCGCAGCTCCAGCAACATCATTTACATCTCCGTCAGCTAGTAATAGTTTTCTAAATCCGTCAAACTGACCATTCTCATCAGTAGTTCCGTCCCAAATAGATTTTTCTATTTCTTGCGAAACTCTAGCAGCAGTTTGTGCAATAATGTAATTACCAAATTCTGTAGGTAGTGTTCCATTAAGACCTGCGGTCATATTAGCTCCTTCCCAAGAAGATAAATAGTCCTCTTTACAAAGTTGCATATTTACATCAAAATCTATAGGCTCTAATACTCTTTCTGCGTAAGTAAGCGTACCAGAATCAGTAAAGTCACAAGTAGCATTAGCCATTAGGTTTCCTGCTGTTCCTGCAATAGTTATTTTTCTTAAATTAGCTTTATACTTTACATTGTTTAAAAATGTAATGTTATTTTCAGCTAGTGTTGTTCCTGATAAAAGAGCAGCCGAGATATACCCAGCGGCAGCTTCTCCAGCATAGTTAGAAGTTACTGTATCAGCAAATTCATATTTTTTCAATTTTTTCATTTTATTAATTTTAATTATTACTATTCATAAAGTAAGCTACCCTCTCTTGTGTAGAGAGTTTTGCTAGGTTTACTTTTTCTTGTTTGCTATTTTTCTCAGGATTGTGAGTAAAACCCTCTGATCCTGGTTCTTTTTCTAATTCAACAACTTTAGTTCTTAAGTGTTCCACTTCTTCAACTAAACTGTTTACCATATCTTTGGACATTTCAACTTTTTCATCTTTTTTCATTTCCTCTACATCAGCATTTTCTCCATATACAGCTTTTTCTAATGCTTCTATTCTGTCTTTCATTTCTTCGTAAGTTTTAGCCCAATCAGTATCTTCTGCTTCTGATGCCATTTCTTCCTTTTCTTCCTTTTCTTCCTTTTCTTCTTCTTCTGCGTATTCTTTTACTCTTTTAGCCATTTCTTTAGCTTTATCCTTATCTACTTTATCAGGTGTTGCTTCATCTATTGCTTTAGCTAATTTTTCTTCGTCTATTTCTTCCTCTTTATCTTCTTCGGCAGCTTCCACTTTTTGCTCTCCTAAACTAGATATTTTAGATTCTGCATCTATACCTATTTTAGTTCCGTCCTCTAAAGTATATTCCCCCTCTGATAATTTTTCTGTTTCTCCATCGTCTCCAACAACATAAACCTCTGAACCAACATTAAATTTTTCATCTTCTGTTGCTAATACTCTACCATCATCTAGTATCATCTCAGCATACATTTTTGTTTCTTTGCTTTTTGATAAAAGCGTTTTGATTTTTTCTAGTGTACTCATTGTTACCTTTTTTTTATAAATATTAAACTTAAATTATTGTTCACAGGCTCAGCGTTTTGCTGTCCTATTTTTAATAGCAGAACATACTTTAGCAGCAGTTTCTTTATTGCCATATTCTTTTACCATATCCCTTATACATTGATCCCAAGGGTATTTAGCTAGAGCTTGTCTATTAACAAACCCTGCATACTCTACATACTTATATTTTCTAGTATATTTCTTTTTCTTTTTTCCAAATTCATCTTCTATATATTCTTGCTTTGTGCTTTCTTCGTGATTATTACAAGCCATATATCTAACCACCCCATCTACATTATGAGTGTGAAAGCCATCACAACCTTTAAACATTTCTGCATATATCTTAGCTTCTTCTTTAGTAGCAAATAAAGGCTCTCCATCTAAAGCTCCCACAACAGCTAATTCATTCTCTAATATTAAATCTCTAATTTTTCCTAATGTAATTTCATCAGGACAATCCGTACATTTTTCAGCTAGATCTATAATATCTTTAGGTCTTGACGCTTCAATTAATTTGTCTGTAAAGTACCCCTCAATACTAAAGCCCCTTACTTTACCCTCTTTTACACTATCCCAAATTTCAGGATTGTTAACTTTCATTTTTACAAACCAAGTGCCTATAGGTAGTTTATTAAAACCAAAAGCATTAGATTTATCATTTTTCTTATCTTCTTTTATCCAGCTCTCTACAACCGTCATTCCCTCTACAGGTACTCTATGTTCATAAGTAGCGTTATTGTTCCTTAAACTAGCCATAAATAGCTCTTGTGCTTGTTTAATAGTTTCTTCCGTAAAGTACACAATATACTTTTCATCTGCTTCCTGATCGTAGCGTGGGATTTCCTTGTTGGGTATGAGTACTGCCCCTACTAAAGTTTTTTGTTCTTCATCTAATTTTGCTAATGTTAAGAATTGATCCTTATTGAAGAATACCCAGTTTTCTTCTATCGCAGGAAACTCAACTAAACTAATCGCTTCAACGCCAAATCTTTCTTCTTGTTCATCTATTATTAACTCTACTTTTTTTAATTTTTTCTTTCCCATATTTATAAATATAAAATGTTCTTAATTGTTTATAAGGTTGCTTGTAACTCTAAATCTTCTGCTAAAGCCTGACTGCCACTAACATCACTCTCAACCACAAAAGCTTGAATAGGTGGAGCATCTGCCCCTGCTGCCCCAAATGTAACAGATGGTACTTGTGCCTGTCCCCCCTCAAGCTCATCATCAAATCCTGCTTCTTCGGTATCAGTATCTATTCCCTCAGGTGTTTGTCCTAATATTGCAGACGCTTGAGCAATACCACCTACAACTGCTAAAACCCCTGTTGCTATTGCTGCTAAATTACCTGGAAAAGGTATTCCTGCTCCTGCCTGTACTGCTGCCGAAATACCCCTAGCTGTATCTACTCCAATTTGTAACAAAGCTGCTGCCTTTTCTTTTTTAGCTTGTTCTTTTTCTATTTGGTTTCTTCTTTTATTAAATTGCTTTTCACTTATTTCTCCTTTTTTAAATTGCTTTTCTAAATTAGTTATTTCGTTATTTGCTCTTGCTGCTGAAATTTGAGTTAAACTTTGTGCTAATTGAACAGCTCCATCTATAAAGAAATCTCTTTGTTCTTTTTCTTTTGCTTTCTCTATATTATTATATTTTGTGTCTAATGCTTCCTTATCTCTTTTCCACCTTTCTTGTATTTCAAATCTTTCTATTTCCCCTAATTCTTCTTGTGCTAATATTTTTTTGTATTTATCCTGTATAGCTTGAAGTTCTTTACTTTTTGCACTTTGTAAATCTTCGTTTGCTATTTGTAAAGCACTAGAATTTATATCATTTATTCGTTGTTGTTCTTTTTCTGCTGTTGCTTTTACTTTAGCATCGTGGTCTTTTTGTATTTGTTCTTTCTTTTTATTATAGGCTTCAATTAATTTTATCTCATCTTCACTATAAGCTCCATTATTTCTAATTTGTGTTTCTCTTGATTCACGCAAGATTCTTACTACCTCCTCTTGTGCTGCAATAGTTTGTTTGTATTTTTTTATATTTTCTCTAGCAGTAGCTTGATCCTCCTCATTTCTAGCATTTTTTAAATACCTATACCATTCTTCTAAACTTTCCTTTTGCTTGTTTAATATTTTTTTATTGTTTTTTAAATCTTTATCAAATTCTGTTCTTTGTTTCTTTTTATCTGCTTTAGATTGGTTTTCTCTTATTGCTAATATATTATCCCAAAACTCTTTTTCCATATTAGTAAGAGTTTGTTTGTGTTTTTCTTCTTCTGATAAAACTATTTTCCCACCATATTTATCTAAAGCTAGGATCATAGATTCAATACTCTTAACTTCTTCTTTAATAGCTTTACTTGAACTTGTGGATAATTTAACTTGTGAACTTTTTAGCGAATTAAAAGATTGTATTTGCTCTGATCTTTGACTTGTTATTCTATTGTCTAATTCAGCTAACATTGTTTCAACTGCTAACAACTCTTTCTTTAATTCTATATTATGTCTATCTGCTTTTAAAAGATTTTTCTTAACCTGAATCATCTCCAAGATCCTTGCTCTTTCTGTAGCGTATTGCTGATCTAGGGTTTTGGCTATTGCATCACTTGCAGCAATTCTTTCTTCCATTGTCAAGTGCTCATTGTCCCTTATTTGTCGTAGCTTTTCAATTTGAGTTTCATATTGGAGTTTAATTTTCTCCATTCCAGCTTCAAGTAACTCATATTCATTTCTTTGTTTTTGAAGTGATTTAGTAGCTCCATCTGCTTCACCTGATAAATTAAGCATTCCAAAAGTTAACTTATCAATAGCCTTTAGTGCAATAAACAAAATATCAACCAAAACATTAATAACCTGACCTAAAGTGTCCATAACTCTAGCTACTAAATCAGATATTTTTTGATTCTTCATTAACATCTCTGTCAATTTTGCTACTACCGCAATAATTAACCCTATCCCCATAGCCTTCAAAGCAGTACCCATCATCTTAAAGCCTTTTGCAGATATTTTGCTGGACTTACCTACATCTTTAAGACCTTTTGAGGTTTTCTTTAAACCCTTTTCAGCTCCTTTAGAATCTACAACTATTTTAAATTTCTTTGTGTCTGACATATCTCTTAAATTGTTTTATAACCTTTTTATAATCTTTAGTTAATTCGTTTTCTCCATAAACAAAATCCCATTCTTTTTCTTTAAATTCTTTATCAGCTACTTCTGTTAAAACTGTTGAAAAAAAATAGCCTAATATTTTTATTTTATATTCTAATTCCATAATAAGTAATTTAGATCCTGCGTTAATATATCATCTGCGTTTTGATAAATAGCTGCCCTTGTGCTTAAAGTTGGTATATTTATAGGTGTGCTAGTAATTTTAACTTCTGCTACCCAGAAAATGTTTTCATCAGCACCACCTGTTATAGTGGGCGACCAATTATGTCCGTCAAAATTTGTAATATTTACCGTTGGGGCACTAAAACTTGTATCTTTATTCTGCTTTAAAAATGTTCCCCCTGAACTTCCTACATAATCATTAGTATCACCTCTTTTTGTTATAATTGTATCATACTCAAAATAACCAACATCTCTAGTGTTATCACCTGACATTACAGTACCATATAATTTTACAGTAATATAGTTCATAGTAAAAAATGGAAATACTAGTATATTAGAATCATAGCCTTTAAAAGAAATTTTAACTGCTGTAGAATTATCATAGGTAGTACATTCACAAAAATAAGTCAAAGATTTACCCTGTCCTTTAGATGTTTGTATTCCGAAATTGTTTTGTATTGTCGGCATCATAGCCATATTCATACCTGAGGTATCTCCATTAGAATCACCTGTAAATGTTTCATCTGTACCTATTATAATCTCCCCCTCTTGAGAAACTAAATCTACTAAACTTGTATCTCCACTATCTCCACCAATAGCATAACAATCTCCTACTCCTGTAGTAGCATTAGTTTGTACAAAAGTCCAATTTTCGTTTTGTTCCTCACAACAAACATTAGTAACACTCGCAACCGAAGCTCCTGTACCAGCGTCAACCCAAGTTATCTGCCCTGTTTGACTAATACTAGGAATATTACCACAATCATTACTTAACTTTTGTAACACCTTTAATAAAACTACTTTTGTTGATTGGTTTTTACCAACAGCATAATTACTTATACTAATAATTCTCCACAAAGTATTTTTAATAAAGTATGTATTTTGAAAGCCATTACCTGAAAAAGTCCGTATATCTTCTGGTGTTAAATTCAAATAACATTCCATTATTCTAGCTTCATCACTATATATCTCATTTATATACTGTGCCCAATAGTCGTGATAAAAACCGTGATCCGTATAAACATCTCCAAAGAAATTAAAAGTAAATCCTGTATTAAAATTGTTTCCGTAATAAGTCCAATTTAAAACTTTTGTTGTTGATGTTACTCCTGTAGATAAATTGTCTAAATTGTATTGTAAACACAAAGGAAACTTATTTGCGGATCCGTTGTTGTCATCTGAGGGGTGTGCGTCATTATTTGTTAAATATCCATTTGAGTATATATGAAAGCTATAATTATTACTTGTGTTAGGGTTTGATCCTTGCACATTTATAGGGGTTCCACTATAATAAAACATTTTAGGCTTAAGGTCTGTAGCTGTAGCTTGTTGCCCTACTTCTGCTTTAAATAAATAAGCTAACGCAACATCAGCAGAGGGTATAGCACCATTTATTCCACCATTAGTCCAATAGGGTATTCCTTGTGCAATAAAAGGAGAAAACACACTAAAGTTTTTAAAGTCCTTTTTTGCAAAATCTGATAATTGTAGCTTTTCATATTGCCCATAAACCACATCATAGAGCTTGTTATATCTTTCGTTTAAAATATCTTTGTCTAACAAATCACTAAATTTTAAAGTTTTAGATTGTAATTCGTTAGTAGATTTTATAACTACTTCTTTAGATATATCTAATTTATCTGTCCAATACTGAATACTCCCAGCGTCTATAAAATCTTGATAAGGCTCTATTAGTAATAACTTTTCATTGTCTGCGTCTGTTTGAATAACTAAATTAAACCTGTTTACTAAATCTCTTATAAAATCAGATTGTGTCATATCAGGTAAATTGTGATGAATTGAAACTAAACCATTTTCACCACCACCCATTAAAGTATTTACCCCACCATTTATTGATTCTATACTTAAAGCTGTAACTTTAGGTTCCCAAGTATTATTTGTTGGGACATCATAATTATATATATTATAAGCCTCAAAACTCATAAAAAACTCATAAGAATTATTAGGTGTGCAATTCATATTATAAGTCCATTCTATAGTATGAGTTCCAGGACTTAAACCATATAATTCATCATCAAAATTCATTACCATTCCACCCTCTGACCAAGCCATAGCTACGGTACAAACACCTAAATCGGTTCCTTGAATAGTTGAAGTGGGTATCACTACTGTTGCTGTCACCTTTACAGGAAAATTACCCTCGCTTAATGTAACATCATCTCCATCAAAATCTGCTGGAAAAGTAATTTTAGGTCGATAAGCAAGTGCTCCAAATTCAGCAGGTGGAGGTGTTGAATCTACTGAAAATAAATTATTAGGATCGTAGGCAGTAGTGAATGTTGCTAAAGTAGGGTAGCACAATTCATTATAGTTAGTGTAGGGAAGATTGTCAGGAAAAGGAGGGTCATTTGCTTCCATAACACAAGGCATAGTAGGATAGACAAATTCACTTAAAGAAGCACTAAATCCAATAAAAGGAACTTGACTACCCTCAACAGAATTAAATAAAGTTTGAACTCTTTGAAATTGATTAGCTAAAGTCATAAACAACCTACTAAAGAATTGAGTGTCTGTTATTGGAGTTCCTGCTGTATCATCAATACCCATAAAAGCACTTTTAATTTGATAACCTGCTTTTTGTGCTATTATATGAACTAATCTTTGTATTCTTATTGCAGGTTTTAAATCTCCTGCTCTAACCGTTCCATAAAAATCTGCACTATTTGTGGGGGCACCTATTCCTGTAGGGTATAAATCATCAGGAGTCCAAAACATAGAGCTTGAATAGGGAGAAGATGTATGTCCGTAATCTATAATAGGGTATAGTATGTCATTATCACTACCACCACCTGCTAATGTTACTCCTGATGTCCAGCTTTTAACTATATTAGCAGGAGTTAAAAAATGACTTAGCTGTCCATCTATTAATTGAACATCAGGATCTGTGGTGCTAGTAGTTTTAAAAGCATCTTTTAATTTAGCTGACTTAATATCAGTAAAGAAATCTGCTGTTGCTCCAAATAAAACAACCTGATAAACTCTAGCGTTTAAATAAACAGCTTTAAGTTGTATAAAGCCCTTTAATTGAGGAATACTATCCACATAAAGAATAGCGTTAAATTTTATTTTAGCATTATATACTAAAGTATCTAAATTAACATCAAAGTAATTTTCAAAAAACTTATTGTTTCTATTGGAAAAAGGCAGTTTAAGTGTTTGACTAAAACTAGATTTTCTTTTATCAGGCTCTTTTAAATTTATCCAATTATAATTAGCTACTACATTAGGAGCTTTTTGTAAATCTAATTCAAATTGAGTTAAATCATAAGTTCCCTCTGAGGTTGTGTTTCTTCGATATGCTAATAATCTTATATCCATCAGCTATTAGTTCTTACTTTGTTTGCATATTCTAATGTTATTTTGTATTGTATTTTGATCTTATTATTTACGCTGGTTTTTTTAGTATATGATTTATTTGTTACTACAACAGGATAAACAACACTATCGTCTTGTATTTGATGTACTTGAGTAGAAGTAAATAATTCCTCTAACCATACTGCTTCATCTTCATTTAACCAATCAGAATTAATAGTTAATTTTCTTTTAGCTTCTGTAAATAAAATCTTTCTTCCCCCCTCTTGATTTTCATAAGCAAAAGTTGCATTATTCCAAGTTCCAGGCACACTCTCCATTTCGCTTCTTTTAATATCAACGCCCTCAACTGACTTTCCTCTAAAATTCATATAGTCCCAACAACCTAATCTATTTACCCAAGCCAATCTAATGTTGTTATATCTTGTGCAGATTTGGTGTCTATTGTTTACGCCAGTATTAGCTCCATATTTATAAAAATAATATATTTGCGTTTCTAAAGTGCCTGATCCATTAGCCCCCCACACTTTATAATAAACCCAACCGTCATTCTCACTAGGTCTAGCACTTGTGTTATCGCTTTGAGCTTCTAAATTTTTAGTACCACAACCAAAGTATAACAAGCTATTTCTAACATCATCAGCAGTAGCTATTCCACCCCCTGCTATTTCATTAACAAAATAGTGCGTTCCTATAGTTGTTCCGTCTGCTTGGTGATAAGTAATATATATTCTAACAACAGGATCGCCATCAGTTATCAATCCATCTTGTATAAAGCCAACAGTTGCGTGGTCTAAATTATCTGCTGTATCATCTCCACCTCTCACAAATTGAACCGTAGGAGCATTAGTTAAAAACTTCTTTGAGCTACTACCAGGAACAAATTTAGTCATAGGGTTATTTTCTCCATCTTCATCTAAACCGCCTATATTAGCTGCTGTTAATGTAAACGGTGTAGTTGCAGGTATTGAGTATATTATTGTATTAGCTTGATTTAATGTTTCTGTTGGAGCTGTTGTGGCACTTGTTGACTTCTCATATCCACCTACTAATTTAACTCCTACTAATTGACTTGTGTTAGATGAAAATGGTTTAGTAATAATATTAACTCCTGCACAATGTATGTTGCCTGTAATTCCTGTTCGTTCTGTAAATGTTCCTGATGGATCTTCTATTGATACTTGTGTTTGAGTTTCTAAAAATGTTCTTACTATTTTATGTATATCTAATATACCAACACCTGCTGCATTTTTATATATTTTTATTTTAGCCTTTTCTACCCAAGTACTAGCATCTGTTGTGCTTATATACACTTGTGCTATATATCTAAATTTACTAGCTCCTGTTATTGCCCCATCACTTTCTTTTAATACATAAACCATAGGGCTATTTGCTCCTGCTAATTGGTTTGGTTTTTGTTCTATTGTATACGCCATTTTTTAAAGTTCCGATTTATCTTTTAATATTGCTATTACAGGATCCATTTTAGCTACAACCTTTTCAAAATCTTTTTCATAAGCCTTTAACACCCTGTTTTGCATTTTCTTATACATTTGATCCATTGGCTTAGTAAAAAACAAAGTTCTTTCTAAGCCTCTCCTTTTAATTGAATAACCCATAGCAAAAGCTGTTTGAGTTATAGTCATTTTATTTTTTAAAGGAATACTCCTACTACTTATCCAACCCTCTAAAGCTTCAACTAACTTTCCAGCTGGATTGTCATATTTGAATTTATATTTACTCCCTCTACCTCTTGCTACTCCTGTTCCCCCTCTTGCACTTTGCTCTCCTGACTTTGTTCTACTTGTACTTGCCCCACCTGTACCAACAACACCTTGATCTATAAATTTCCAATAATCTTTAGCTCCACCAAATTCAAAAGTCAATTCCATTGAGTTTTTTGTCTTTTTAAATTTGTACTTATAGTCATTTATTAATGTTCCTGATCCTTTCTTTTCACTTTTCTTTAGTATTTTTTTACCCTTTGTTACTATTTCTGTACCAAAATCCTTAAAGGCTTTTATTGAATTAGTGGCTGGCCCCCTGCTAAATCTTCCTGTTCTTGGATTTCTAATGTTTATCTGCATTATATATTAGCATTTTTATCACTTGGCTCAATAGGAGCATTACAAAGTGAATTAGCATTATTAACCTGTAATGAGATTCCTGAAACCCAACCTGTTAATATATTAGCAAATCTTGCAGTAATAGGATCTGTGCTTATTGGTAGCTCTAACACTATTTCATTTTCTGCATAACTATATTTTTTACCACTATCTCCCCCTGTTCTTTGTAATGATAAGTTTTGTTTAAACTCTGCTATAATATCTTGCATTATTTCTAATGTACTAGACCAAACCTCCTCTCTATTACTTAAATCTTCTTTTAATAAATTTAATACATAAACATTACAAGAATAGGTTAGCACACCTTGATCTATTGTTGCTGTTGAGGGCTCTACATATAGTATAGGGAAGTTACTTTCATTCATCTTATCTACATCTACCTCATCTAAAAACCCATTATGATAAGAGTTTATTAAATAATGATTTGTAGCTATATCTTGAAATATATCTGATATATTTTTATATGTTATCATTCTTTGTATTTACTATAATTATTATTTTGTTGGCTTTGTATATCTTGTTTATAGCACATATAAGTTAAAACTAAATATAATTCTAATCTTGTTACTTGCTCTACATTTAAAATGTTTTCATTACACAACGCAAATATCACATTATACCAACCCCACTTCTCTGTAATCTTTTCAGCTTTTTGATCTTCCTCTCCACTTCCCTGCTCGAATATTTGAGCAAAGCGAGTTTGAGTTGTTTGCCTAAACGAAAAAAAAAACTCAAAGAACTCATTGATGCTACTATTGGAAAATCCAAATACTCGTCTGCTTTAAACTCATCAGGGTTGTATTCTTCAATACTATACTTTTCCCCTTTTTCTTTTACAATAGGTCTATATATTACACTCATTAATTTGTGTAGGTTTTTATAAGAATCTTTGCAATAGCTTTCTATATCAACAAATTCACCCAAAGTAATAGAGCTAAAGTTTGGTATTAAGCCTAATTTAGTTCCTTTAAAATCTACTTTCTTTACTAGCGTTTTATCATCTATCTCACTATCCATTAATTTTGATATTTTATTTACTATATATTTTAAATCCTTATACTTAAATCTTTCTAATTGATCTGGCTTTACTTCACATAAGGCACAAATTAATTCTGCTGTTCTTTCTTCTTCTGTTTCAAACTTCTTTTTATTAATCTTAACAAATTGTTGATACATTCCTATTGTTATATCATTCCAGCTAGTAGGTATCTTTAATTCTATTTCTTCGTACTTCATTTTAAATAAATATAATTTTAGTGTTTTTGTTCATAATATATAATACTTACCACTATAATTAGTAGTAAGCTTGTTTAAAGCTACATATCTAATAGCATCTATTAAGTGATCTGCCTGGTTTGTAGCTGGTTTATTTATAACCTGACCGTTCTTATCTACTAGCCATTTATAATATTTAAACTCATTAATAGCGTTTGTGCTATTCTTTGTTATATGTAACTTATATCTTCTCAATACATCAATTCCCATATTAATACTATCAGCTCCCTTTTTAGCCCCTTTAATATTAAACCCTAATCTATGTACTTCTTCTATTGATTTAGGTTCTGCACTATCTCCTATTATTTCTGTCTGCCTTGTTATATTAAGCTCCCTTAACTTATTACCTATATCTTGATTAGTTAAACCTTTAGCATATAACAATTCATTTATATACAAATCATCATTTAATTTATATACCTCTACTATTGCTGTAGGATCATTAGAGTAACCCCAATCAAGCCCTATAGCTATTAGCCTTGCCTCTGTTGGCACATTATTACATATTTCAAACTGTCTAAAAACTTGTTCTGACATACTTCCTATTTCACCCTTTCCATAAACCTGCCAATAGTTACTATCTAAATCCCTTAACCTTTCAATCTCTTTGATTGTTTCATCAGGTAAAAAAGGATTGTCTAAATATGTTGATTTAATAAAAGTACAATCATCTCTATTTATTACATTATCATAGATCCAACTATAAGGATCAGATGGGTTAAAATCTAAATAAATATTCTCTGTTGTTCTTAATGAGAGCTGTATCCAATCTTCAAAGCTAAACTCATTTGCCTCATTAAGCCATAGTATATTTCTCTTACGACCTCTAATCTTCTGAGGCATATCCACACTAATAAATTCTATTTCATTTCCATTTAGCCTATAAGTGAGTTCTGACTTATTATGATTGTCAGGATTGTATAGATTGTGCTTTTCAAGAATTGACATTACATCACGATAA